AGGGTCACCCGCGGGATCATGTCTATGGCATGTGGTCGGCTGGGAGCGCTCACTCAAAGAGTGGGCGATAGAGCAAGGTTGGGGCGGGCGCCCGGTCAGCCAGGAGACGGCTTCGGGAATTCTGATTGCTGCGCTTGGCGCGCTCGAAGCTCATTTTCGTGGTTGATTGCTAAATTCTCATCTCGAATTGACAAATCCGGATCCAAATGATATAAATGGCGGAAATTGCCGGAACCGGCGATGTGGCAGATGCGGGATGCGAAGCTACTCTCTCGGGTCCGCTGGCTCATTTGCGATCAGGTAATCGCGGCTGCTCAGCAGGCATAGATCGGCCCTCGCAGCCCTCCCTTGTCTCGCTGTTCTGATAGTGTGATCGCGTTGCGGGGGACTTCCGGCGAATTAACTCCCTCCTCTTCTTAATGCGAAGGTAGCTCAGGAGCAGCGGAGCCGGAGTGAGGCTGCACCGCTAATAGCTGGCTCTCGAAAGGAGACCACGAATTGACGCTATTGGTGAAAGACGCGAACACGACGACGCAGTCAATTTCAACGCAATCCGATGTTGCTGGCAATCTCGTGCCGGTGCACACGCCAGCGGCGATGGTCGGCGGCGTTGCGACCCCTGTCAGCCCGACTGCGCCGCTGCCGGTCATCAACACCGGCGGTGCCGCGGGAGTTGATGGCAGTGGGACAGTGACTTCGGGAGGGACAGCGCAGACCTTGTTCGGTGGCATCGTCCCCAGCAATGGTTACCTGGTCGCCAACAATTCATCGGATGCATTGTACGTAAGCGATGTCGGCGTCGCGACCTCGGGCGGTGCCTCGATCCCCATTCCGGCAGGGGCGGTGTTCATGACGCCCTCGGGCTACCGTCCCGCCGGTGCCGTCAGCCTTTGGGGCAGTACGACGGGCCAGGCCTTCGCGGCCCGTAGCTGGTGATGAGACAGTTCCGGCCTTCCGCAGTACGGCGGGAAGATTCAGCATGAAGAGATTGCTTTGGCTCGCCGCGTTCGCGTTCGGGCTCGGCATCGCGCTCCCGAGCTTTGCACAATCGCCAGGGAATTTTTCGACCTTGTCAACGACAGGTACCGCCATTTTGGACGGGAGCGTCCTGGTGTGCTCGGGGCAGCCCTGGATTGATGTGCGCTGCAACGGCGCCCTCGGTGACGACAGCCATGACGATACGGCGGCGATCAGCACGACGATTGCGGCAGCGATCACGAATAACTGGCCGGTCCATTTCCCTGCCGGGAGCTACAAAGTCACCTCGCCCATCGTGATCGACTACGCTGGGCAGGCAACCAATGGTTTCAGGTTGATATCGGAAGCGGCGACGATTGACGGTCGGTCGATAACTGCACGCCCGGTGCTTCAGATCGAGTGCAGCGGCGGTTCGTCAGGAAGTCCGACCGGCTGCTTCTACTTCAAGGAAGAGGGTACGCTGTTCGTCAATGCCAGCACCCCGGCCTATGCGGTGGTGCTCGGCAAAACTGATTTCTCCGACGCCCACAATTCCGCGAAATTCGATCACCTTGTTGTCCACAATGCGAGCACCGATCCCGCCGCCGGCGGCTGTCAGTTCAATTTCGTGCTTGATAGTGACATTTATGCGGTCTGCGTGTCCACTGGGGGCGCCGCTGGGATGGCATTGGAGCAGACCCAATTCTCGCGCATTTCCGGCGCCGGCACGGCCGAGGGTACGGGCGGTCGTAGTTTGCTACTCGAGAATGGCTACAATTTTAGCAATGTGTTTTTCGGCCTCGATCTGGAGGTGTCGCCGACCTGCCTGTCGATCACCTTCAACCACAATGGCCTCAATACCTTTGTCTCCCCCTACTTCAATTGCACAACTGCGATCAACGCGACCGCCAGCATCGGCAATGTCCTGATCAACCCGAATTATGGCGGTGCCACTGTGAATTACGGCCCGACCTCCACCGGGATAACGGTTATCGGCACCGGTTCTCGCAGTTCGTGGCTGTTCCCGCAGACCTCCAGCTATACCGCGGCACCCCTCGATGACGGACTTAACATCTCGAGCTACAACGCTCCCGGCGCTTCGCTGACTGTAACGCTTCCGACCATCGCCAGCGTAAACGCGGGCTGGACAATGGGCTTTGCGACAGACAATGGCAAGGGCTTGACGGTGACTGCACCATCAGGAGCGATTTTATCGGGCGGCAAAGCGGTGTCGTCGATGATTCTCGGGCCCGGGAATTATGAGTTCGCTGCCTTGCAGTCGGACGGCAACAATTGGCGCGTCATTTCCTCCACTCGCAGCACGCGCCTCGTCAACGGTTTTGATCCACCGCCGTGGCCCAGCAATTGGCTCTACCCGTCGACCTCCGGCTACGCTGCGACGTTGGGAGACAATGGTAACGTTCTGTCGAGCTTCAATGCTACGGCCGGACTGACGGTTACCCTGCCAGCAACGACAGCCCTACCCACGGGTTGGAGCATGGGTTTTGCGACTGACAGCGCCAAGCCCTTGTCAGTTCAGGTTAATGCAACGTCCGGCGGTCAAATCGTATGGCCGGGCGCGGGTTCATCAGCGACGACCCTGACGCTTGCCAATACGGGCCAAGGCGCATACGAATTTCTGGCACTTCAGTACGATGGAAGCGGCAACTTCCGGGTAGTCGACGCGACGCCGGCCACGGCACAGGCAATCGGCATGATCGGCGCCGGGGGGATCAGTCACTGGAGTTTTCCTGCAGCAAGTTCCTATGCGGCGACGGTTGCCGACAACGGCAACGTAGTGTCGAGCTTCAACAGCCCGCTTTCCTATCTTGCGGTGACCTTGCCGCCGACAACCAGGATGCCGATGGGTTGGACGATCGGAATCGCCAGCGATAGCAACAAGACTGCGTCTGTTCAGGTCAATGGAACTTCGGGCGGCCACATCCTCTTCCCCGGCAGCGGCTCTGTCGCAACTTCGGCCTCACTTGCGTCGGGTAACTACGAGGAGCTGGTTCTGCAATTTGACGGGTCCAATTTCCGCGTCGTCGGGGCGACGCCGGCGACCGCTACCCAAATCGGGATCACCGGCAACGCCCCCGGCATCAACCGGTGGAGCTTTCCGGCGGTCAGTACCTATGCCGCCTCGCAGAGGGACAACGGGAACGCAGTATCGAGCTACAACACACCGGCAGCCGGGTTGACCGTGACTCTTCCGCCAGCCGCATCGATCGCCGCAGGCTGGATCATGGGGTTTGCGACCGACAACGGCAAAACGATGACCGTCCAGGTAAATGGCACAGCCGGTGAGAAGATCCTGGTTGCCGCGGCCGGCGGCACCTCAACCAACTCGATCACACTGGCGAGCGGCCAGAACTACGAATATACAGCGCTGCAGTTCGACGGCTCCAACTTCCGGGTCGTGGCGGCGACGCCGCAGACGCTCAACAATTTGGGGGGGTTGATCGGCTCCGAATCGCCGGGCTCGTCGTCGCCCTGCTCGACCAATCAGATCACGCATGACAGCAATTATCTATACGTCTGCGTCTCACCTAACACCTGGGCGCGCGCGCCGATTACGGGAGGATATTGATGATTCCCGAGGGCGGTTTTTCAACGGGCTGGCAGTAAGCTATGCCGCCCGCAGTTGGGAAGCGAAGGCCGCTCGTGTCATATAGCTGGGGCGGATGGGGCACTCAAGACGATGTCACCCAGTTTCGCGAGCTTTTTCAGCCCGGTCAGGGCATCTTTTCACCCGGATATCCGCTGGTTCCGCCGGAGCGCGAGCGGGTGCGGCTGTGGGATTTTCCAGTCGGCTACAACACGCTCTATACCCCGCGCTCCTACGAGCCGGTCGGTTTCGTAGAGCTCAGAGCGCTGGCGGATTCCCACGACATCACCCGGCTCGCGATTGAGACGCGCAAGGATCAGATTGAAAAACTCGAATGGACCATCAGATCGCGCAAGGACCGAGATTCGCTCGCCAATGCGGAGGCGCGGATTGAGCGACTGACCGAGTTCTGGTCACAGCCGGATGGTGAGCAACCCTTTGCAACTTGGTTGCGCGAAGCGCTCGAGGACGTGCTCGTCCTTGACGCGCCGGCTTTCGAGATCCGCCGCAATCGCGGCGGCGATATCATTGGCCTGGATGTCGTCGACGGATCAACGATCAAAGTACTGATCGACGAAACCGGGCGTCGGCCAGAGGCTCCTGCGCCGGCGTATGAGCAGGTTATCCATGGCCGACCCTGGCGTTTGTTGCGCGATGACGAGCTTATTTATCTGCCGCGCAACCGCCGACCGCACAAGGCGTACGGTTTCAGCCCCGTCGAGCAGATTGTCGTCACTGTAAATATCGGTCTGCGCCGGCAGATGATGCAACTCCAGCACTTCACCGAGGGCAATGTTCCGGCCGGGCTGCTTAACGCGCCTGACGGTTGGAATCCCGAGCAGGTTCGTCAGTTCCAGGAGTGGTTTGACGCGACCCTCGCGGGCAATACAGGCAGCCGGACGCGGTTGCTGTGGGGACCGAGCGGGGCCAAGTACCAGCCATTCAAGGAGGCGCCTTATAAGGACGATTTCGACGAGTGGCTGGCGCGGATCGTCTGCTACGCGTTTTCATTGCCGCCGACCGCATTCACTCCCCAGGTCAATCGCGCAACCGCGCAAACGAGCCAGCAAGCGGCTCTCGAAGAGGGGCTGGCGCCCCTGATGGGCTGGGTAAAGCGGCTCGTCGACAACGTCATTCAGATCCGTATGGGACATATCGATCTTGAATTTGCCTGGTCAGAAGTAAGACCGACAGATCCGAAGGACCAATCGGCCATTCTCAGCGACTATGTAAAGGGCGGCATCTATACGGTAAACGAAGCGCGCGACATCCTTGGGCTGGACCCGATTGAGGGGGGTGACGAGCCGATATTCCTGACCGCCCAAGGGCCGGTCCTTCTGCGCAACGCCCTCGCGTCGAAAACCAAGCCCGATGCGACCACCACAAAAAGAGTGAACCCCGACGGCGCCATCCATTAGCCGGCCCAGGTGCTTGTTGTGACTGTCCGCCATATTCGGATCAGATGATGGCTGTGAGGAGGATCCGTCGTGTCCATCGCCTGAGTAATCGGGTGCGGGAAACTATCGCTCTGGCGCGCCAGGCGGGATACAGCATCGCGGCAGTCGCGCGGATGATGAATTTGCCAATCTCAACCGTGGCCAACGCCCATCGCGTCACGAGTGCTGATCCGATGTCGGAAAGTTTCGCGAGGAGCTGCAGAGATCATCTATCACTCAGTACTCGATCGGATTGTCGGGAAGGGAAAGAATGACGGGTCACTCGAGGCATTCCTACTGTTTTTTGGCGGGACATTGATCATGCGACTCTACGGCGCAATTCAGAAGGTCGAGCCTCAGGACGACGGAACCGTCCGCGTGCATGGGATTGCAACATCCGAGGCAGTGGACGATCAGGGAGAAGTCGTGCACGCAGACGCGATGCGCGCAGCGATTCCGGATTATATGCGCTTCCCCACACTGCGCGAAATGCATCAGCTCTCAGCTGCCGGAACTACCCTTGAGGCCGAAGTGGGTGATGATGGTGTGACCCGGATCGTTGCCCGTGTTGTCGACCCGGTCGCGGTTGCCAAGGTCAAAAATCAAGTCTATCGCGGCTTTTCGATTGGCGGCAAGGTCACCCGGCGCGAACCAGGTAATCCAAAAGTCATTACTGGGTTGGTTCTGAACGAAATTTCGCTCGTCGACCGGCCCGCAAACCCCGAGGCGGTGTTTGACTGTTGGAAAGCTACCGACGTCGGAGGACAATTCCATGGAGATCAGGCCTCGGTGGTCACGGCCGAGCCCTTCAACCCGCCAGTTCAGATCTGGGCGTGCGGCGTGGCTGATCACCATCATCGCGGCAAAAACGAGGCCTTGAGGTGCCTTCAGAAACGAACGCCCGGGCAAACCGCAGATGTTGTTGGCCGTCAGCCGGAACAAACGAGGTACGTAGATCCTTCCGGAGCCGAAGTTGCGATCGATGCGGCAAGGAAGGCGATCGCGACGGCCGAAGGCGCGCTCGCCAATGCTGAAAACCAAAAAACCAGTGATGGATCCAGTAATTTACCTCGCCCTCATCATCGCGGCGTAACCTATGCCGATCCCGGATATCAGCCGGACGGGAAGCGCCGTTACCCGATTGATACTGAGCGGCATATCCGCGCAGCCCGGAGCTATATCAACAAGCCAACAAACGCGGCCGCGTATACCTCCTCCCAGCTGAAGCACATCAAAGACAAGATTGTCGCCGCTTGGAAGGAGGCGATCGATATCAATGGGCCGCCCTCATTCGGGGATGACGCGAAGGCATCGTGCGCCGCAATGACCAAAGCGCTGTGGGATGTTGGTCGCATAGCGCAGATCATTCTCGAACTCGACTGGCTTCGCGACGCTCTTGAGATCGAGGCGGCGATGGAAGACGACCAGTCGCCACAGCCGCTCCGGCTTCAGGCTATCATCGGCGAACTCTGCAGCTTCTTGAATGCATTGGTTGCTGAAGAGACCGGCGAAATTGTCGAAACGGTGCATTCAGGTCTGGGACCCTCTGGGCTGGACACAGCAAAATTGCTCAGATGCGCCGCCGGTCGGCGCGGTGCAGCGCGCATTGCCATGCTCCTCAACACGCAAGATCCGGAAATGCAGCATCTCGCAACCTGCCTCCTCGCCAAGGCCAAGCACTCCCACGCTGATCAAGCGCTGGCAGACATGGCCCTCTACGCTTGCGACAAATGCATGGAGATTGACGGCCTGCCGGTTGATGAGAGGGAGCATCTCAGCAAGGCGCGCGGCCATCTGCTGGAGGCGGGCGCCGTTACCTCGCTAGCGTCGGCGGTTGATGCAGTCGGCGACGTCAGCGAAGTCGCACCGCAGGTGAACCCGCCGGCAGCCGATTTTCGCCCCGGCGACAACGCCACGGTCGATACTTCGAAAGTGCGCGCCGCCAGTGGGACGACGCGCCCAAAATATCGGCCAGCGCACCAGAACCTTATGAACATCACCCACGAATGCATCCGCAAACTGACGGATGCGACTACCTGCTCTCGACAGCCGGCAACCTTTGGGCCGGCTGCCGCCGAGGGAGGGTGCGGCGAGACCGATCAGGTGACAAAGGTTGGTGCCCGCCATTCTTCGGAAACCTTTGGGCAACTTTGCGCGGCGCACGACCATTTG